GATATGTAGTTAGCGCACAGTGGCTTATGAGTTTAGACCTTATTTCTGGCGATACATACCAAAACTACCAACTATTTCCGGGTGAAGGCATTTTAGCTACCCAAGGTATTTATGCGTATTTAAACAATATTGCAGCAGTAAGTATTTATTATGGCTAAGAAAAAAGGAGTCTCTCTTGCGGTTGGTCGTGGTGAAAAGTTGCCTGTATCTAAGGGCGCTGGGCTTACCGCCAAAGGTCGTGCTAAGTATAATGCAGCTACTGGCTCGCATTTAAAAGCGCCGCAACCTGAAGGTGGACCCCGTAAAAAGTCATTCTGTGCAAGAATGTCTGGTATGCCGGGTCCGATGAAAGATGAAAACGGTAAGCCTACTCGTAAGGCTGCTAGCTTGAAAAGATGGAAATGCTAATGAGTACCGATATAGACCCAATCGAAACGGCACGAGAACTGGCTACACACGCTAATGATATTCAGCATTTGCAGGCGGATATGGATAAAATGGTCGAAGAAATGAAAGAAATTAAAGAGGCTGTCCAAGCTATCCAAAAAACACTTGCGGAAGCACATGGTGGTTGGAGATTATTGATGGGTGTAGGCGGTGCAGCGGCGCTTATTGGTGCTATTTTTGCTAATTTATTTCAGGGATTTTGGAGTAAGTAATGCCAAGCTCAAGCAAAAAACAACATAACTTTATGGAGATGGTTGCGCACAACCCTAAGATGGCTAAAAAGGTTGGCGTACCTCAATCTGTAGGTAAAGAGTTTGTAGCTGCGGACAAAGGTAAAAAGTTTAATCAAGGTGGTTTGCCAGAACGCATTAATAAACCAAAGGCACATCACACTGAAGGCGGTGCTCCTAACATGAGCATCAAAAGATATGCAGGATTTAAAGGAGGCGGTATGGCTAAGGATATGGAATCCAAATCAGAAATGAAAAAAGAAATGGCAGCAGACAAGAAACAAGATATTGCCATGATTAAGAAAGCCTTTAAAGAGCACGATGCTCAAGAACACAAAGGCGGTAAGGGCACTAAACTTACTTTGAAAAAAGGTGGCGCAATTAAAGAAGCTGCCATTGGTTCTGCTAAAATGGGTTCTGTTAAAACCAGTGCTAAGCGTGACGGGATTGCCCAACGTGGACACACTAAAGGTAGGGTTTGCTAATATGGCATACGAAGAAACTCCAGAAGAAAAACAAAAGCGCCAAGCACTAGAAGCTGATTGGAAAGCTAAAGGTCAAGCGGCTGAAAAAGCACAAGACGAAAAAGTAATGAAGCCAGTTAGAGAAATTGGCGACAAGATTAGTGAGGGCGTGCAAAAAGCTAAAAGCGCTCTTGGTATGAAAAAAGGCGGTAAAGTACGTGGTGATGGTATTGCGCAGCGCGGCAAAACCAAAGGCCGTTTCTGTTAATTAAGGAGATTTAAATGACAATCAAAGAACAAGCAATGGGTTCAAAAACTATGTCTGGTGACGTAGAAAAATTCCCACAATTCGAGTCACACGAAGCTGCTGGTATGAAACATGCTGCTGGTCACAAGCCACATCATGAGTTCTTCAAAGAGCACGCTGCTGGTCACGACTTGCACCATGAAGCCGTAGCTAAGATGTGCGGCGGCGGGATGAAGAAAGTTAAGTAATGCGAGCTAGCCGAGGCATGGGGGATATTAACCCCGACAAAATGCCGAAGTCTACTACATCCCCTGTACTACTTAAAAAAGGCGGTACAGCGAAAAAACGCCCTAAGAAATTTAGTGGCGCAGATGGAGAAAGCAAAGTAAATGTTGGAGCACCTACGATTACATTAGCTTCTCAATTAGACCCTGCGGCTATGACTCAATCGCAAAGAGACCAACTTTTATCAGCCCAAGCACAAGCAGATTTGTACACGGGTTTAAAAGAAGGCGGCAAAGTAGGCTTATACGAAAACATTCATCGCAAACAAGCTCGTATTGCAGCGGGTTCTGGTGAAAAAATGCGTAAGCCTGGAACTAAAGGTGCGCCTACTAAGGCGGATTTTGTTAAATCTGCTAAGACAGCGAGGAAAAAATAATGGCTACTAAAAACTGGATTGCAGACGCAATTAAAAAACCTGGCGCTTTGCGTAAAGAACTTGGTGTTAAAGAAGGCGAAAAGATTCCTGCTAAGAAATTAGCTGCTGCAGCTAAAAAACCAGGCAAAGAAGGCCAACGTGCTCGCCTTGCCGAGACTTTAAAAGGCATGAAGAAAAAATGAAAAAGCACATTGCAAAAGCGCTTAAATGGGCATTAAGCAAGTTTGATAAAAAGCCAGAAGAGTTAAAAGAATGGCCTTTCCCTGTTATGTCAGAAGACTTTGAACCACGCCCAAAAACTAAACGTAAACCTGCAGCTAAAAAAGTTGCAACTAAAAAAGTAACTGTACCTAAAGCCACAACCCGCACAAAAAAGGCTAAGTAATGGCAGAACTTACAACCGGCTCGACAGCGTTTAGCCCCGACTTAAATGACCTTGTAGAAGAGGCGTTTGAGCGTTGTGGCATTGAGCTACGTACTGGTTATGATTTCCGCACTGCTCGCCGTAGCCTTAACATTCTTACTGTTGAATGGGCAAACCGTGGCATTAATATGTGGACAATTGAACAAGGCAGTATTGACTTGGTTCAAGGACAAAACACTTACTGGTTGCCATCAGATACTATTGACTTGTTAGAGCATCAAATTCGTACTAATGCTAATCAGCAATACAACCAAACCGATATTACGATTAGCCGTATTAGTGTTTCTACCTATTCTACAATTCCAAATAAGCTAGCCCAAGGCCGACCAATCCAAGTATGGATTCAGCGCATGTCTGCACAGACAAACCCAAGCTCTGCCGGGGATTTACTCGCTGCCAATATTACCTCGACTACAACAACAATCCCTCTAACTAACACTACAGACTTAGCTGCAGCAGGGTATATACAGTTGGATTCCGAGGTAATCTATTATCAATACATACAGGACAATACTCTGTATAACTGTGTTCGTGGCCAAAACAACACTACTGCAACAGCTCATACTGCTAACACAGCGGTGTATATCGTTCAATTGCCAGCCGTAACCGTTTGGCCTACACCAGATGGGTCTACCCCTTACCAGTTCGTTTATTGGCGTCTACGCCGTGTCCAAGATGCGGGTAATGGCGTCAATGTGCAAGATATTCCATTCCGCTTTATTCCAGCTTTAGTAGCTGGTTTGGCGTATTATTTATCCATTAAGTTACCTGGAGTAGACCAGAATCGTATTATAGGGCTTAAGCAGGACTATGAAGAACAGTTTAAATTAGCGGCAGACGAGGATAGAGAAAAGGCGCCAATACGGTTTATTCCGCGTCAAATGTTTATAGGGAACTACTAAATGACAACCATGTTCGCCTCAGGCAAGTTTGCAATTGCTGAATGCGACAGATGCGGTTTTAGGTATAAGCTGAAGGAATTAAAGAAACTAACCATAAAGACCAAAAATGTCAGTATTAAAGTTTGCAAAGAGTGTTGGGAAATGGACCAACCTCAGTTACAATTGGGGCTCTATCCAGTCAATGACCCACAAGCTGTGCGGGAACCAAGGCGGGATAACAGCTATTACCAATCGGGTCCAACTGGCTTGCAGGTCCTTAACAACGGCGGTGGTGGCGAATTGGGAGATGGCGTTCCCAGCGGTGGTAGCAGGGTGTTCCAATGGGGTTGGAATCCTGTAGGCTTAGCTGGTGATATATTCGGGCTAACCGAGAACGCTTTAAGGGGTACAGGACAAGTCGGTCAAGTAACAGTAGTAATTAGCTAAGGAGCAGGATATGGCAAGAGGTGATGGAATTATTAACAAGGGCGCAACTAAGGGTAAAAACTTAGGTGACTCTGGTCCAAATGCAAAAATTCAAAACAGCATTAAAGGCCCAGGCGGTAAGACCAATGAGAATATGCTTAAAGAAGGACGTAATCGTTCTAAGCTAGCTCAACAGTTTGGTTCTAGCGGTTTAAAAGGCAAAGGAATGTAATCATGGTTGCTCAAGTTAAATCTACAACTAAAAATAGCCCAGCCGTTAAGGTTGGTAAAAACCCTGATAATTTACCTGCAGAAAGTTATGCTAAGCCGCATACAATGAGCGGCAAGCCTGTCGGGAATGAACTACCTGCAGCATCAGTTGAAACTGGTAGAGACTACATGAACCGCATGAACATTTCTGTTGGTGGCGTTAGCAAAGGTAATTACCCAGAAGAAAAGAAAGATGGCGTTGCTCAACGTGGTTATGGCGCAGCAACAAAAGGCTTTACTTCCCGTGGTCCTTTAGCTTAAGGGTAAACCCTAATGAATTACGTAACGCTATTTAACACCATTAAAACGTACACGGAAAATGAGTTTCCAAGTACTACTTTTTCTGGTTCAGATGGCACGTCTACGGTTACAACGCTTAGTAACGCCCAAGTTAATACCTTCATCATGGAGGCTGAAACTAGGATTTATAACAGCGTACAAATACCGTCATTACGTAAAAACGTTACCGGTACATGCGAAGCAGGCAACAAATATTTAAATTGCCCAACAGACTATCTTTCTACTTACTCCTTAGCGGTAGTTGATTCTTTAGGTAATTACCAATACTTGCTTAACAAAGACGTTAACTTTATTCGTGAGTCTTACCCCAACCCTACAACTGCAGTTGACATACCTAAGTACTACGCCCTTTTTGGTACAGTAAACAGCGAGCCTACAAATTTAACGTTTATATTGGGTCCTACCCCTAATGCAGCGTATACTGCGGAATTGCATTATTTCTACTATCCACAGTCTATTGTTTATGCAGGTAACTCTTGGTTAGGCGATAATTACGACCCAGTATTGTTGTATGGTTCGTTAGTAGAAGCAGCGACATTTATGAAAGCTGAACAAGATATTATTGGCCTTTATAATCAGAAATACACAGAAGCATTAGCAGAATTAAAACGTCTTGGCGATGGACTCGAGCGTCAAGATGCGTACAGAAGTGGTCAGGTTCGAGTCAAGGTTACTTAATTTTAGGAGCGCTCTATGGCGATTACTCAGGCAATGTGCGATTCGTTTAAGGTTCAGCTCCTTAACGGTCAACAAAACTTTTCGGCAAATACTTACAAGATTGCCCTTTATACAAGCTCAGCAACATTGAGCAATGCAACAACAGCGTATACTACCTCTAACGAAGTAGTTGGTTCTGGTTATACCGTTGGTGGTAACACCTTAACAGTTAGCGTAACGCCTACAAGCACAGGTAACGTAGCTTACTTATCATTTGCTAATACTTCTTGGACAGCGGCTACTATTAGTGCAAACGGTGCGTTGATTTATAACAACTCACTTACTGGCGGTTTAGCTAATGCTGCAGTTGCGGTATTGAACTTTGGTAGCACAATTACTTCTACCGCAGGTACATTTACTATCGTGTTTCCGACGGCTGCTGCTGGTACTGCTATTATTCAAATCGCATAATAGGAGCCGATAATGGCTCTTGTGCTGTATGACCGAGTAAAGGAAAGTACAACCACTTCTGGTACGGGAACGGTTGTACTAGCTGGTGCCCAATCGGGTTACCAGTCTTTTGCCGTTGTTGGAAACGCTAACACCACTTATTACACGATTGCTGACCAATCAGGTACTAACTGGGAAGTTGGAATCGGCACGTACTATTCGGGTAATTTATCCCTAGCTCGTACAACAATTCTTGCATCTAGTAACGCTAATGCGGCGGTTAGTTTTGGAACTAACACCAAAGATGTATTTGTTACTTATCCTGCGGAAGAAGCCATCTATAACAATGGCGGAACTGTATTTCTGCCAAATGCAAGTGCAACAACTTATATAGCTACTGGAAATATTGCGTCAAATAATTCATCAGGTGTTTATTCTTATGGAACGCTTGGGTATTCAGATACTGGTATTTTTGCTTCTTATGCAAACACTGCTAATACTTACGTACAAGTTATTGCACAAAACTTAAGTAATGGAACTAATGCTTCTACTGACTTTGTATTAACAAATGATACT